TAACTAATGCTCTCTGGTTTATGTGCAATTTGGGATTATATATTGTATCAAGAAATATGCAGACACCATCAGATACATTTTGGAATGGATTATGAAATATCATTTATATGATGATCAAGAGAGACATCAAGGCACATTTGATTCAGTCTATGAACTTAGAAAGTTTTTATGTGATAGAAAATATGATGTTCAATGTGATAAAGATATAGGTTGTACATTTGATTACATTAAACATATCAAATGGTTTTTTGAAATTGAAGAATGAATATTGAAGATCAGTTTGAATTAGAACATTTACTTTTTAAACAAAGAAAATGTAAAATATGTGGTGAGACAAAAGAACTAATTAATGATTTTTACAAAACAAGAAAAGATCGAGGAAATGTACCATCGGCATATGCTTATGAGTGCAAAAGATGTTCAATTAAAAGAGTTTCTCAGGGAAGAAGAAAAAAAGAAAAGGTAGACATTTATCCCGATTGGTAGTGTTCACGTCATGTTTCCCCACTTGGAGGGGTAGCAATTTATAAATAAATTTAGAAAAACAATGTGGAACTTCGGAGAAAAACATGGCTGGCATAGGTTTAGTATCTCCAGGCGTTAAGGTTAGGGAAGTTGACCTTACGGTTGGTAG